CGGTCGATTGTGATGCTCAACACGTTTGCATCGGCCACGAATTATTACGCCTATTTCAACTTGTCGAGTGGCACGGTTGGCACAACGTTGAACTGCACGGCGCGGATTGCTGATGCTGGCAATGGCTGGTATCGGTGTTCGATGACGTTCACTCCAGCCGCTGGCGCATCGGATATGGGCGCACGGCCCTGCATCGTGGATGGCAACTCCAGCTACACCGGAGACGGGACCAGCGGCCTGTTCCTCTGGGGTGCCCAGCTGGAGACGGGCAGCACCGCGACCGCGTTCCAGAACGTCGGCGTGTCGGCGGTCACGGGCTTCTTCGGGGTTGCCAAGACCAGCGATGCCGCCGTCGGGGCGGTCACCGAGCTTGGTGCATCGACCGACGCCAACTACGCCTCCCTGCTCAACGCTCCCCGTGGGGCCGCGACAGCCAACTACGGGGCCACGATGCGGTCCACGGCGCAAACCTTCGACGTGACCTCGGCGTCGAGCTATGCCGCGCCAATCACGAACGTGGTCACGACCGCGCTCAACTACAACGGCACGACCAACGCCACCCGTGGTCTGCTCCGCGTCAATACGAGCGAGGCTGGCGTCAGCTACGTCTCTGCGACGCCGGTGGGTACGTTCACCAATGCGCTGGTGTATGTGGGTCGACGGTCCAACGGGACGGTACCATTCAACGGCCGCATCTTCCAGCTTATCGTGCGCGGGGCGGCGACGGATAGCGTGACCGTGACCAACGCCGAGCAGTATGTGGCCCAGAAGACGGGGATGACGCTGTGACCGAAGACTTGATGCCGACCCCGGAACTCGCCCCGGAAGTGACCCCGGAAGTGGTCGAGGTGGTCGAGATTTTCCGCACGATTATCGTCCCGGCCGACGAGCAGGCCGAGGCGCAGGCGATTGCCGCCGAGTATCCGGGGGGCGCGGGGATGTTCACGACCGCCTGCTCCCCCACCGGCGACCTGCCCGCCACGGATTACATCTCCAGCGGGATGCTCTCGGTGGAGATTGTGGACGCGCTGGCCGCTGGGCTGCTGGATGAGGACATCTCCGAGGAGCCGCCGTTCGTGGCGCTGAACCGGTTGGGCCTTAAGCTGGTGACGGAATGAGCCACCTCGTCTGGGCGCTTGTGGCAGTGCTACTGGTCGAGCGGGCGAACCGCTTGCTGGACCGGTGGCTGACCCTGCATTACCCGGTGGCGCAGGTCGAGGAACACGAGGTCGTGGTGCCGACGGACTTGGTGGCGCTGGCGATGCGGGAGTCGGAGGAGTGGGCGCAGGAGGAGGTTCTCAAGGCGGCACGGGAGCGGTATATGAAGATTACGGATGCGGCAATGCCGGAGTCGCAGAAGTGGAACTTGGTGCGCCGCGCACTCGGCGTGGGTGAACTCGCGTGACGATTCCTTTCCTGAACCCCGAGTACGACGACCTGATGAACGAACTCTCCGACGTGGAGTACGACGAGGAGGGGGAGGGTCCCGAGGCACCGGAGCGCGAGGCCAACGGCGTGGAAATCTACGCCACGGGCGACGTGGAGCTTGAGGACCAGAACGGTCAGCGGGCCAATGACGAGGTTCAGCCGAACGATGTCGAGACGGCGACCCGTATCAGCTTGCCCAAGGATATGCAACTTCGGGCGCTCTCGCGGGCGCTCTATGGTGAGGACTTCCCGCTCGCCGAGGACAACGACGGCGACGACCCGGCCCAGTGGGTGTCGTGGGTGCGGGGGCGGTGGAACGAGCGTCGGATGGCAATTGAGACCCATATGCATCTGGTCGAGCGGAACCGGCTGTTCCGGGCAGGCCAGCAGTGGGTGAGCGCGACCGGGCTGGGGCCGTGGCGTGAGCCGGTCCGTCCGACCGAGTCGAGCCGTATCGTCTACAACCTGATTGATAAGGCGCTGGACTCGCGCTTGCAGGTCATCACGGAACAGCGACCGGGCTTCTCGGTGAACCCGATGACGCTGGACCCGGACGACCAGCGAAAGGCCGAGGCGCGGCAGGCCGCGCTGGAGTATGCCTACGAGGCGCAGGGGATGGCGAAGATTCTGGCCGAGGCGTCTTACTGGGCGCAGACGGACGGCGTCTCCGGCTTCCACGTCTACTGGGACCCGGAAGCGGGGCCGTGGGACGAGCGGATGGGCGAGAACGGCGAGAAGCGCCCGCTCGGCGACCTCCGGACGGATGTGGTCCGGGTGGAGCAGGTCCGCGTCTCGGCCAATGCCTCGGCCACCAAGATGCCGTACTATGTCATTATCCGGGAGGTTATCCCGGCGGTTGAGGCCGCGCAGATGTATGGCGCGACCGGGGCCGTGGCGTCTGGGAATGGGTCGGATATTGCGTTGGCGGATGGGGCAGATGCGCTCGGCGATAACTCGTCGCTGTCGCGCTGGGTGATGCAACGCTCGAACCCCGGCGAGGCCGACCGGCTCCGGAATGCCGACGTGGTGGAGCGGTTCACCCTGTACGTCGATAAGCACCCGGACCTCCTGCCGGATGGCTTGCAGGTCGTCATTGTGGGCGAGGCGGTGGTGCTGGGGCCGATGCCCCTGCTCTTCGGCGTCATCCCGTTTGTGCGCGTGACGGACGGCTCGACCGACCCATCGTACTATCCGCGCCCGATTATGGAGCAGTGGATTCCGCATCAGCAGAGAATCAACGCGCTAGCCTCCAAGTGGTACGACTCCATCCGGGTCAACTCGGGTGGTCGCCTGCTGGCCCGGCCGGGCGTGATTGCCCGCGAGACCTTTGTGGGTGGCCTGACCTCGGTGGTCGAGGTGACAGGGGCGGGGTCGATTAACGACGCCGTACAGCCGCTCCCCAACTTCTCGGTGGCGAATGACGTGAAGGAGGCGCTGGCGCTGGAGAAGAAGGCGTTCGAGGATGCCTCGGGCTACAACGATACGAGCCGTGGGCAGTTCTCATCCTCGTCTTCTGGCCGGGCTATTCTCGCGGCGCGTGAGCAGTTGGAGCGCGTCTTTGCCCCGGCGGTGGTGGCGATTGCCAATGCGATGACGGAGTGGGCCAAGGTTACGCTGGCCGGGATGGCGTGGGGCTATGATGTCCCCCGAGACCTCGGGGCAGTGGGCAAGAGCCGTCCGGACTTGGCGCGGGCGCTCAAGTCGGATGACTTTGACGGCACGGCGGATGTGCGCGTGGAGCCGGAGACGCTGATGCCGATGCCCAAGGCGATGCGGCTCTTCCTGCTCGACGAGTTGTTCCAGAAGCAGTTGGTCTCGCCGAGCGACTACAAGCGGCTGATGCCGTTCGCCCTGACGCGGGCCTTGCAGTCGCCGGATGCGGACCAAGAGGCGCGGGCGAACCGGATTGCCGATGCGTTCTTGACCGGCCAGCCGGTCCCGCCGATGCGGTGGCAGGACAACGAGGCTATCCATCAGGACGTGCTGGAGCGCAAGATTCTGTTGCAGGATGATATTGACGAGATGGTGATTCAAGCCGCCGACGCTCGCTGGCGTGAGTTGGCTACGCAGGCGGCACAGAAGCAGGGCCAGATGGCTCCACAGCCTGAGGCTCCGGCAGGACCCCAAGCGATGGGTGGGGAAAGCCCCTTCGCGCCCTCACCGACGGAGATGCCCACGGCGTCCTCGCTCCCCGGCATTGCGGCTCAGCCCGCGATTGCCCAAGGGGCGACGAACACCTTTGAGGCATTTGCTCCGCAGTAACGGACATCAACCAAGGAGTATCGTATGACCGCACCCACGTTTCCCGGTGACGCCCCGCCTGCCCCAGAGGTAGGACCGGAAAACACCGCCGTCTATCTTGACCAACTCGCCGAGGACGCCGCCAAGGCCGCGCTCCCGGTCGATGAGGACTATGAGCAGGCGCGGGACGACAAGGGCCGCTTTACCAAGGTCTCGGACCTCAATAACGAGGAGGAGACGGCGGACGATGAGGCGGCAGGGGAGGAGGCTGTAGCGGCGGAGGCTGAGGGTGAGGGGGCCGATGAGGCGACCCCGACCGACACCCCGGCATCCCCCATCCCGGTGCTGGACCGCGAGCCGATGGTCCAGATGACGGTGAAGGTTGGCGAGACCGAGATTGCGGGTCTCCCGGACCTGACCGTGACCTATATGACGCCGGGCGGCAAGATGCGGACCGACCCCATCGACAAGGTGGCGCGGCTCGCGGCCGATGGCATCTACAGCGAACAGCGCGAACAGCGGTTCCGGCAGATTGAGCAACAGAACGCCGAGGCGCAAGAGATGCTGGAGCAGTACCGCCAGCGGCTCGAAGAGCGCGAGATGTATCTGGAGCAGTTGCTGGCCGATGAGACGCGCTATGTCAACGAGAAGGACGCGTGGGACCGGCAGAACACCCCGGAGATGCGACTGGAGCGGGAGCGCCAACAGTTGGAGATTCAGCGCCAGCAGATGGAGATGTCCCGAATCGCACAGGCGGGGGAACAATACTTCACCAACACCCTGACCCCGGCCTTGGAGTCCATCGCGGATGCGGTGCCGACGATTGAGCCGGAGGAGTTGGTGGCGAAGGTGAGCCTGTATGTCCGGTCACTGGAGGGTCGCCGGGGGTACCTCACCCCTGACCAGTACCAGCAGGTGAGTCAGTACCTCGTGGATGAGGTCGCGCCGTGGGCCAAGGCGTTGCACGAGCGGCGGTCCGAGAAGTGGACCCCGAAGGAGGACGCGGTTGCCAAGGCCAAGGAAGCGGAAGCGGCGAAAGCCGCCGCTGAAAAGGCGACCGTGCAGAGTCAGAAGGCCAAGGCGCAGGTCGCCAAGGCCGCCAAGCCTGTGGGACAGCGGACCGCAATGGCTCCCAAGTCCCGACCCGCACCGAGCAGTATCGATGACCTGATGGACGATGCCGTGCAGAACGCCATCGATTCTGTGCTGGGTGCATAACCCCTTTTAAGAGAGACAACAAGCAATGCCTGCTCCTACTGTGATTTCGGATGCGGAACTTCAGGGTCTCCTGAAGAATGTGTATGCTAATTTCCGCGAGAAGGTTCAGAACACCGTGACCCCGCTTGTCGCCCAGCTTTCCAAGGCGCGTGAGGGTGGCCCCAAGAACATCCGCTGGGGTGGTAACGGCGTGTATTGGGACGTGGTCGTCGGCCGTCCGGCTGGTGGCAACTTCTCGACCGCTGGCTGGTTTGGTCAGGACACCACGGCCCGCGAAGTGCAGGCCAACACGGGTGTCGTGCGTGGCTACGTCCGCCGTCAGGTGGACGGCCTTGCCCTCATCGGCACCAAGTCGAAGGAGGCCGCGTTCCAGACCCTCGCTCGCAAGACGATGGAGGAGCTTCGTGAGGCCTCGGCCCTGATGATGCAGGGCTCGTTCCACGGCGCTGGCAACGGCATTCTGGCGACGGTTGTCGCTGGCGTGACCTCGGCCACCCAGACCATCACCGCGCCGTATGGCGTGGCCGCGTCTGGCCCGGCGACGCTCCTTCTCTCGGTGGGTGACTATGTCGCCATCACCGACAGCACGGGCGCGACGGTCCGTGGCCGTGGCTCGGTCTCGGCCATCAACTCGTTCCCGTCCTCGACGCAGGCCATCATCACGCTGTCCGGGTCGATTGCTTCGACCACGAACGACGTGATTGTCAAGGCGTCGGCGTCGGATACCTCGTTCAATGCGGCCACCAACGGCCTCATCAACATCACCAACCGTGGCAACAGCTACAAGCTCCTCCACGGCATCACCTCGACGACCTACGGCATCTGGGACGCCATCCGTCTGACGGCTGGCACGGACACGCCGGACGCGAACCAGCCGACCGAGTCGGACATCTGGGACCTTATCCAGAAGGTGTCTGGTATCTCCGGCAAGGACGCGATGCTCCGTCCGCAGGAGTTTATGCTGATGACCACGCCGGGCGTGGGCAAGAAGCTGATGGAGTCGTTCGTCGGCCAGCGCCGCTTCGACGCCAAGGACACCGCCCGCGTTATCAAGGGCGGCTACAAGGCGGTTGAGGTTTGCGGCCTGCCGCTCGTGATGGACTACTACGTCCCCGCCGGGACCATCTACCTCATCCACATCCCGTCCCTTGCGCTCGTTGATGCGAAGGATTGGGGCTTCGTGGAGTACGAGGGTGCTGGCCCGGTCCGGTGGCTCGACGGCCGCGATGCCTTCGAGATGACCTACGGGTACTATGGCAACCTTGCGGCGCTCCAGCGCAATAGCCACGGGTCCATCGTGGGGTACACCGACACCGTCTTCTACAGCCACGCGGCTGTCCAGACGGCGTAATGACGTTCAGCGCGGGGGGTGGGATGGTCCCACCCTCCGCCTGAGCGGGACCCTCACTCGGATTTTGATATGTCTCTTAATTTCTTTGGACCCAAGCCCGGTCGGTTCGGCGTTATGCCGGCCTATGTCCGGTCTGGGCAGATTGGTGGGACGAACTTCCTTGGCGGCACGTCGCCGCTGACGGCCAACACCACGACGATTTTCCGTCTGGGTGGGCTGGCTGGTCGGTCGTCGATGTTCTCTCGTCTTGGCGCGACGGCGGTGACGGTTCCGGTGGATGCGGATGGGACGATTCTGGCGTACGTCTACAAGTTCCGGGCGTCGGATAACACCGCCGTGCAGATGTCGGCGGCGCTGGACCTTGAGGCGCTCGTGACTCGTGAGGAGACCTTTGCGAATGCGCTTGGCATTGCGGATGCGGACCTGACGCTCACCGCAGGCGATGCGATTGAGATTCACGTTGTCAGCAACTCGGCCGCGATTGACACTCAGCCCGCCGGGCTGGTGTTTGTTGCGGAGATGCTGGTCGAGAACTAATGACGCTTTCCGTCCTCGTGAATCTACGGGGCAACCCCGAACCGCCGGGCGATGTCGTCCGGCGGCTTCGGGCCGTAGACCCCAAGCTGACCCTTCGATGGGGACCGTGGGGCGCGTGGCAGTTGATTCGGGAATGGCGGTCTGGGGACCGGCGCTGGGAGCGGGTGCAGACGGAGCAGTACGACCCGGCGAATGCCTTTGATGTCATCGGACATATCCCCAACGACTGCAATGTGGAGCAGGTTCCGGCCTATGTGGAGCGGTTGCTTCGGGAGTGGGGCAATGCCGACGAGGCCAAGCGGATGCTGGATGCGATGGACCACTATCACACGGGGTCCGCGACAGAGCAGGTGCAGGAGGCGGTGGAGGAGGCGATTGAGGCCACGGTGGCCGAGGTCTCTGCCCCGCTCGTCAAGAAGGGCCGTCGGAAGCGCGTCACCCTTTCGGAGTAACTTATGGCGTGGACCAAGGCGACGTATCTACAGCGGACGAGAGAGTGGATGGATGCGGTGGGGTCCGACCGCTGGAGTGATGCCTTCCTCTATTCCCTGCTCGGCAAGGCGTACCGGGATGAGTCGCAGGGCATCCTGAACGCCTCGCCCTACTACAAGTTTGCCCAACGCAGTGTGACCACGGATAGCAGTGGGCAGTTCGCGTTGTCCTCCCTCAGCACAGGGTCCGGGGACAGCCAGCAGAACTACTACCGCATCATCACGGTCACGGACGGGCAGAACACGCTCTACCGGGAGACGGAGTTCCGAAACTCCCCGCTGGCCGTGTCGGGGACGATGGACTACCTCGGCTTCGACCGCCAGTTCTACCTGATTGGCGACAACGTCCAGATTCTCCCGCAGACCTCAGGCCAGTCCTTGCAGGTCTCGGTCAACTGGTACGGGACGCCGATTGACGAGTTGGTCAATAACACCTCGACGGCGGACTTCCCGGCGGGGCACGAGAACCTGCTGTCCTTGGCGGCGGCGGCAAATGCCTTGGCAATTGGTGGTGACGAGTTCAAGCAGACGCAGGAGTTGTCGTCGCTGGCCCAGCAGTTCCGGGTGGCGATGTATGAGGATGTGGCCCGGCGGACCTCGAACCCGATGACCCTTGGGTTCCCGGACCGCGCCGCCGTGTGGGGTGGCTGATGGCGCGGCCTATGGTGCGGGACGCGCAGATGAGTTTCGCCGGTGGCATCAACACCGTGTCGGACGACATCGCCCTACAGCCCAACCAGATTCGGCTCGCCCAGAACGCCCGGCTCAACGAGTACGGGGCCATCGAAAAGCGTGGCGGCACCGTCAAGGTGTCCACCAACACCCCGTCATCCAGCGCCGTGCAGAACGGCTACGGCTGGGTGCGGGATACCGGGTCGGCATACTCGCTCCTTATCGCCAACGGTACCTTCTACTACCTCCAGTTCGCGGCCGGGTCATCCTTGCCTGCGACCTCGTGGACGACCGTTGCGGGGTCCTTCAGCACCTCGGTCAATCCGAGTTTTGCCTCGTTTATCAGCGGTGGGTCCACGGACGTGGTCTACATCGCGGATGGGGGCCTGTTGAACAAGTGGGACGGCACGACGCTGACCACAAACATTACGAACACGCAAGATTGCTCCGTTATTAAGGTCCACAACCAGCGTTTGTGGGGGGCCGGGTCTACGGCCTATCCGGACTCCATCTTTTACTCCAAGCTGAACGATGGAGACGAACTTGGACACGGGCAGGGCGGGCAGATTGTTGTCCGGACCTTTAGCGATGAGCGGGTGGTTGGGCTGGCGTCTGTCGGTTCGTCCCTGCTCATCTTCCACCGGCGCGGCATCTCCCGTCTGACCGGGTTTGGACAGGATGACATCACCGTCCAGCCGGAAGGCGTCTCGTCTCAGACGGGCACGATTGCCCCCCTGTCCATCGTTGAAACCGACGGCGCGGCCTACTTCCTGTCAGACCGTGGAGCCTTTGTGGCGACGGAGGGACAGGTAGCCCCGCTCGGGACCCCGGACTCACCGGACCCGCTCCTGCCGCTGGTGCGCGACCTCTCGACGACCCAGTTGTCCAACGTCCGTGGTGTCCTGAGCCGCAACACGCAGGAGGTCTGGTGGTGGATTCCCGGTCAGGGTGTCTACACCTATCATCTCATTCTCCGGGCGTGGTCTGGCCCGTGGACCGGGTCGTTCCTCAATACGGCCGCGATGTGGACCTCGAATGTCAATACCGAGGCCGAGCAGTTCGTGGTCCACGCCAACTCCAGCACCAAGGTCGTCACCATCTGTGACTACGCGGGGTCCTATGTGGACGAGGGGACGTTTGCTGACCCGGCCACCGGAACCGCGATTGATATGGCGGTTGAGCTTCGGCGGCTCTATTTCGGGGATGACTCGAAGGCCAAGGCACTCAAGTTCGGCTACCTCACGGCGGTGCTGGCTGGGCAGTCATCGCTTGAGGTGACGTGGACGCTGGATGGTGGGTCGTCTGGCAACTACACGATTACTGCCGCAAATGGTGGGTCGTGGGGCACCGGGACGTGGGGCACGGGAGTTTGGGGCGTGGTGGGGTCTAAGAACTACCGCATCCCGATGTGGGGCAATGGGTATTACGTCGATGTGCGCTTCACGCATAGCGCCGCAAATCGTCCGGTCCTGAGCCGATGGCAGGAAGATGCCCTCGTGCTGGGGCGGCGTTAACAGGAGAGAGCAATGGCCGAGACCGTTTCCAACCATCAGATTGCCGTTCCGTACACCACTCCGGCTAATGGCGCGTCGCTGGACGCCTCGGTGGTGCAGGGCAACTTTAACAGCACCCGGAGCGACTATAACGCGCACGACGCGGACGATGGGATTCACCTCCAGTCGTCGGCCGCTGGGAGCCGTCCGTCCGCCGGGACCGCTGGGCGCAAATGGGTATCTACGGCGACCGTCGCTGGGCAGACCGTCGCCTCCATCGCCTATGATACTGGCTCGGCGTGGGTCACGGACACGACCTTCGCGGTGAGCAACGGTCAGCCGGGCATCAAAGATGCTGGCAACTCCGGTACCTCTAAGGCGATTGATTGGGCAAATGGTCCAATTCAGAAGGTCTTGATGACTGATAACTGCACGTTCACGTTTAGCAATGCTATCGCCGGTGGCACCTACACGCTGATTCTGGTGCAGAACGGGACGGGTGGCTATGCGCCGACGCTGACCGGATGGGACTTCGGGGACAACCCGCCGTCCTACAACAGCGGGGCCAACAAGAAGAATGTCATCTCCGGCCTCTATGATGGCTCGGAGTATCTGGCGGCGTTTGCCGTGAAGGGTGCCTGATGCTGGTTCAGCGGATGGCCCTGTTGACTGGCAACCTGCCGCTTCCGGCGCTGGCGAGTGTGTCGTTTTCCCCTGCGCCGTTTGTGCCCAATGACGGTGGCGGGGAGTTCTACATCACCTATAGCATCACGAATGCGGCTGGCGGGGAATATGTGAGCGTGACGTGGACGGTGACTGGCACGTCGTCCTCTGGCTCGACGACCAGCCCGTTCACTTCATCTCCGCTGACCATTGACAATATGGATGGAATGACTGGCCTATATACTGGCGATGTGATTAACGCCACGGTGAACCTGTACTCCGCGACGAGCATCCTGCTTGACACGGTCGTCCTCTCACCCTATACCTGCTAATGGCCGTCGGAGACTATACCGTCAAGCCGTTTACCTCGCCGGTCGGGGCCGACCCGCAGGCGTGGCAGACGCGCAACAACGACAACCTGTTGCGGACGCAGTTCAACGCGCATCAGGCCGACGAGGTTGCCCACGTTCAGTCTGGACTGGCCTCGGCCAAGCCTGCCTCTGGGACCACGACGGGCGAGGTCTACATCGCCACGGACACGGGCCAGATGTGGATTTGGAGCGGGACGGCGTGGTCCACCTATAGCTCTGGTGGCGGCGGCGTCTCGGACGGTGATAAGGGCGACATCACGGTCAGTGGCTCCGGCACGGTCTGGACCATTGACAACGGGGTGGTCAGCACGGCCAAGATGGGCGGGGATGTGACTACCGCTGGCAAGGCCCTGCTGGACGACGCCTCCGCGGCGGACCAGCGGACGACCCTCGGACTGGGCACCCTCGCCACGCAGAGTGGGACGTTCAGCGGCACCTCCAGCGGGACCAATACCGGGGATGTGTCGCTGGCTGGCACCCCGGCTTACATCACGATTGCTGGGCAGACCATCACGCGGAATCTGGTGGACCTCGCCTCGCACGTCACGGGCGACCTGCCATTTGCAAACGTTCAGCAGATTGCGACGAATACACTCCTCGGGCGCTCGACGGCTGGAACGGGTGACATCGAAACCATCACCTGCACCTCCGCTGGTCGGGCGATTCTAGACGATGCAGATGCCGCCGCTCAGCGCACCACGCTGGGACTGGGGACGCTGGCAACCCAGAGCGGCACGTTCTCAGGTACGTCGAGCGGCACGAATACGGGTGATGTCACACTCAACGGGACGCTGGACTACCTGACCATTGCTGGGCAGGTCATTACTCGTGGCGCGATTGATTTGGCGACGGATGTGACCGGCGACCTTCCGTATGCCAACCTGACCCCGGCGACAGCGGCATCAACGCTTCTTGGGCGCGGGTCAGCGTCCGGCGCTGGCGACTGGCAGGAAATCACGCTGGGCACGAACCTCACGATGTCTGGCACGACGCTCAACGCCGCATCTGGGACTGGCGACGTGGTGGGCGATGACACCTCGACGACCGTGCAGAACATCGTCGCCTACAATACGACTGGCGGCAAGAACATTACGGAGCTGACTGGGACACAGGGCGACATCCTGTACCACAATGGCACCTCGTGGGCCAAGCTCGCGGCTGGAACGAGTGGGCAATATCTCAAGACGAATGGCGCAGGGGCAAATCCCGTGTGGGCGACGGCCTCTGGTACTGGTGATGTTGTCGGAGATGACACTTCGACAACCGTGCAGAACATCGTAGCATATAATTCGACGACTGGGAAAAACATTACTGAATTAACTGGCTCGACTGGCGACATCCTGTACTACAACGGAACAGGGTGGGCGAAGTTGGCCGCTGGGACTCTCGGGTACGTTCTGCAAACCAACGGTACTGGCACTGGTCCGTCGTGGGGGGCATCGACTGGCTACACCTATATTATCAAGCCGACCAGTCAGGACGTGACAAATGCTGGCTTGACGAACGATGCCAACTTCAGCTTTACGGTCGCGGCAAACAATCGCTATATGGTTACGATGGAGTTGGCGATTGCGGGCAATAACACAACCGGCGACTTCACGATGGACTTCAATCTGTCGGCGGGAACGATGAAGGGCCGTGGTAACGTGCAGAACCTGACAGCGGCCGAGGCTATCCAGAACGTCATTATCACGGCGGCGGGTACGGCGAATACCACGGCCATCGTCACCGGCACTCCGGCAGACTTGGACACACTGATTGCCATCCGCATCCAGTATGCCTTTCTCTGCACATCGGCCGGAACCCTAAACTTCCGGTTTGGCAATGCGGCGGCGGCGGCAGGACGAACGAGCCGTGTATACAAGGGTAGCGTTATGGGCTACAAGAATATCACTTAACCACGAGGAAAGACGCGTTATGCCGATTAAGTCTATGGCGCAGTTGCGGGCGATGTATGCGGCGGCTGGGGATGGGGAGTCTGGTATCCCCAAGAAGGTCGCCAAGCGGTATATTGAGGAGACCCCGAAGTCAACCATCCGGGACCTCCCGGAGCGCGTGGCTCCGAAGAAGAAGACCAAGCGGCGTTAACCACAGGAGACACGGACAATGGCGAGCTTCACTTCACGACTGGCGGGCTGGGCGGCTGGTCGCCTTGGCGGGCAGAAGGCCAAGGAAAAGACGATGGACTGGATGGGCAAGACGGGGCTGGGCAAGGCGCTCTCCTTTGTCGGCGACTCCGCGATTATGGGCGGGGCTGGGAAGCTGGCTGGAATGGCTGGCCGGGCGGCTGGGATTGGGCGGGCCGCAAGCGCGGCTGGCGGGCTTCCTGCTGGCGTGACGGAGGTCGGGCGTCTGGCTTCGGCGAACCCGGCTGAGGCTGGGAGTATGGTGTCACGGATGGTTAATCCTGCTACAACGTTTTCGACAAATGCTCAGCGAGCGGTTTCCGCAGGGGCGTTTCCCAACCCAAGTATGATTGACCGCCTTCAGGGCCTTGGTAGTTCGCTGGGACGGGGCGTTGGGAATGCGGCGCGTGGGGCAATTGACTTTGCCAAGGCGAATCCGATTCCAGTTGGAAAGGGACTTGAGGCGTTTGCTGTGCTTCAGCAGAATCAGGCCGCGCAGAGGCTGGCCGGTCAGCGGCTTGGTCTGGAGCGTCAGCAGGTTGAGGCGAATCTGGCTCAGCGCAAGCAGATGATGGAGGCCCTCCAGCCCCTGCTGGCCCAGTTGCGGTCCCAGATGGGAGGGATGGGCTGATGCGCGAGACTGACCCGCTGGCGTCGTACCAGATGCCCGCTCTTGGCCGTGGCCGGGAGCAGGGCCGTGGCTATTCGATGCCGACCACGCCGAGTGGTCGCCAGATGACCTTTGCCAAGATGCAGGCCGACGGGATGGCCCGTCCGGCTCCGATGGATGCGCTCCAGCCGGAGTTGTATAACCCTGAGCCGATTAAGCCGACCCTGCCGTCGGCCCCGGCTCCCACGCCGTATGCCCCCCAGATTCCGGGCACGGCCACGACGACCCCGACGATGACCCCGCCGACCTTCTCGCCGACCACGATGACCCAGACGCCCAGCTACGGCCAGCCGATGGACCGGCTCCGGCAGATTGCGATGGAGAACCTGTCGGCCCAGTTCGGGGCTCAGCGGCAGGCGCTGGAGGAGGATATGGCCCGCCGTGGGCTAGCGGCGTCGTCGATTGGCGCTGGCCGGTTTGGCGACCTCGCCGGTCAGCAGGCACGGGCACAGGCTCAGCTTGAGGCGGACCTGCTCCAGCAGAAGCAGGCGCAGGAGAACGCCAACCGCGACCTGCTGGTCCGGATTATGTCGATGATGGGAGGGGCGTAAGATGGCACTGAGCGATGTGTTGGGCCTGCTGGCCGGGTCGTTTGGCGCTGGCCTGTCCGAGTATGGCGAACAGCAGGCGCGAGCCGCTGAACTGAAGCGCAAGCAGGAGGAGATTGACCGAATTAACCGGGCAACATCGGCGCTCTTTGGTGGCGGAGAACTGACGCCTGAACGGGCTGGAGCGGCGATTACCGCTGGGGTGTCTCCGTCTGTTGTTTCCTCAGCGCAGATGTTTGGACGGCGGCAGGAGCAGGAGCCGACGATGACGGTTGAGCCGTATATGGGTGGAACGGCTCGAATGAAGAATGGCGTCTTTGATTCGTGGGTCATCCGCCCTCAGTCCGAGCGGGATACTGGCCCTACTCCGTCCGATGTCCGAGCGGCGCAGACCGACCTCCGTGGGGCCGAGCAGGCATTTAGTGGCGTGATGCGGCAGAGGCCGCGAGCCAGCCAGTTTCCGGGCGAGATGGGGATTGGCACGGATACGACTGCGCTCAACAGGGCAATGGAAGGCTGGAAGGCGGACTCGACCTATGCCGCCCAGCGGAGACAGGCGGCTGGTGAAGAGGTCTTTCGCTTGACTGGCCGGAACCCGCTCACGGTGGCTCCGGCTCGACCGGCGATGGTGCCCAATGCCGCCGAGCAGAACCGCATTGTCAATGAGGCACAGGACGCAATTACCAAGATTATGGCGTCCCCGCTTTCGGATGCAGAGAAGGCGTCTCTCGTGCAGAAGGTGAACACCCGGCTCCGCACCGCTCTGAGCAACCTGAATCCCTGAGGGTGGAATGACTGTTCCCGGCGGCCTGTTTGATGACCTCATCCCGAAGTCCTCGGCGGCTCCGGGAGGGTTGTTTGATGACCTCATTCCTCAGGAAACCGAGGAACAGAAGCAACGGCGCGAGGCGTTCCGTGGGTCTGGGGCTGGTGCCAGCTTCGGCCCCCCGACGTTAAGCGAGCGCCTCGCAAGTCTTGGCGAGCGGTTCAGCACCACGGCACGAGCGGCGACCGGTGAGGCGCTGGCTGATATCGCTGGCCTCGGGTCTCGCATTGGGACTCCGGGAGCCAAGCTTGTCGAGACGGCTCTCCGTGGAACAGCGGCTGGCGAGCGGTCTACGCTGACCAAGCCGCGTGGTGTGGCGGAAAACGTGGCGCAGTTTGCCGGGGAGATGGCCCCCGGCGTGGCCGCGACGATGGCTGGAACAGGGGCACTGCGGGCCACTAGCGCTGGGACTGGTCGCGCCGCCGCCGCCGCCCGTGCCCTGCTTGGTCCGTCGGAGATTGCTGGCACCATTCCTCAGCAGGCACTTGGGGTGCTTCGGCAGAATGTCGGCGGTGCTATTGCCGCGCTTCCCATTTCTGTGCCGGGCGCATTGGCCGAGGCTCCCGGCCGGTCTCCGACGGGGATGCTGGGCGTCACGAATCCTGCCGCTCGCGTGGCTGGCGACGTGGCGCTGGACGTGCTGGGTGGGTCACTGCTTGAGGGTGGTGTGCGCGGTGGTATCGGGGCAGTTCGTGGCGGGGCCAATATCGCACGTCAGCTTGGTGAGGCTGGACTGGACCGGATTGCCAACCGTCTTGACGTAACGCCCGAGGCGCTGGCGCAGGCAGGACGCGACTTGGCCGGGGAGATGCAGGGACCGACGGGCTATCCTGAGGTGTTTGCCGCCCAGCAGGCCAAGGCGGCGGAACAGCAGGCGGCGTGGGAGCGGCTGATGAACGAGCCGCGCTCCCCGCTGAGTCAGGCGCTTGAGGAGTTCAAGCGCACGATGGCTGGCTTTGGCGAGCGTCCGCTGGAAGTCCCGGCGCGTCCTGAGGTGCCCCCGGCCCGCACGGTACAGGAGGGTATTGACGCCCTCCGCCAGCCGTTTGTAGACCGGGCTCGAGCCGAGCGCGTGATTGCCGAGAACGCGTCACAGGTTGACGCTGACCGCGAGCGCTATCGCCAAATCGTGGAGCAGGCCAATGCCGACCGGCTGGCGGCGCAGGCGCGGGCGGCAGAGGAAGAGGCGCAGGCGCAAGCGGCCGCAGAGGCCGCTCCGACGGTGGCCCAGCGTTCGGCCCTTGAGGCCCTCCGCCGCCGCGCTCCGGGGCTAGCCTTGGGTCTTGGGCAGGCCGCGCTTGGCGGTGGCGTTGGGTATGCGACTGGCGAAACTCCAGAGGAGAAGGCGCAGTATGCCGCTTTTGGTTCGATGCTAGCTGGGATTCCGGGCGGACGGCGAGAACTTGGCGCGATTATTCCTCAGGAGGTGCGTTCGGTTGGAAGGTTTGGATTCGTTAAACTCCCAGAGGGATATGTCCTTGACAATGCGCTGGAGGCCGAACACGTCGCTCGCGTAATGGCGGCGGCGGAACCGACCCTTTCGCAAATTGGCGCTCGGACAGAAGAAGCCGTGAATGGTGCTGGCCTATTCGGTGGTGATGTTTCTCCAAACAGCATTTTGCGGTTTGCCAAAGAGGCCACCGATGATGACGTAAGAACAGCGGCGGCGGTTCGCGGACTCGCCTTCGGTCAAGACCAGCAGTTGTGGTATCGCAAGGCGCGGCCTACCGACGCCAATACCACGGCGGCATTTGTCGTGACGGGGCCGAACTTCTCTGCCCTGCCGGATGAAACGATTGACCGAATTGTCACTCGCCTCCGTGCCGATGATGCCCTTGGCCCGTATGGTGGGGCGACTCGCGACGGGAACCATTTGCTGGCGCTAAACCTTAAGCGATATACTGGGATGGATGATGCCCAGTTCCAGCAGGCCGTCACGCGAGCGCTTGACGAGGTTGGACAGCAGTTTACATTTGACATTCACCCGTCAACATTTTACGCGGAGCATTTGGATGGTAATGCGGATTATGCCAGAGCTATCGGACGACGCTCCGACGCCCTTCGTGCGGCCCGGAATGCTATCGTGGACTCGCGCCCCGAATATCTCCGCTACGCCCAAGCCGTCGGGGCAGATGTCGGAGCCGTCGAGCGCGAGCTTGCCTCTCGTGTCGAATCCATCGACCGACTTCTCCGACAGGTAGAGTCGCCCCCGCCGCTTGGCAAGACCTCGGGAACGGTCTCGCTTGCGGAGGCGGCGAAGAAGGTATTTTCTAAGTTTCCGAGAATTGCGGCCACGCGAAATGAGGTCGTAGTTCCCGAGATGGTTACGCGCCTTGAGTCACTGGTCGATGACCTTGTGACGCAGGGCGTTATCCCGCGTGAAATGGCACAAGACTGGTATCGTGGGGCAACCCTCGACCAGCGGGCTATCGCCCAATTGGCGATGCCAGAACTTCGGGAAGACCCGAAGTACACGCTGTATACGATTGTCAATTCGATTCTGTCCTCTGGCCAGCAGGTTCCCGTGGAATCGCGGCAGGGGTTGAATGTCTTTGACCAGTACCTTCGGACTGGGCGATTCACCATCCTGAACCCTGAGCAGGTGGAGTATCGGCAGGCGTTGACGGGCGGCAAGAAGGCACTGACGGGAGAGCGTGGTGCTGGGTTGCTTGGCGAGGCGATGGCCGCGTCTCCTCGGACGATGAATCACGAACAGGCACTGGCTCGACTTGACGCCTTGGTGCAGACCTATGGTGAGAAGGGGGCGGTGGATGCCATCCTTGGCAACGTGCCCATTATGGCTGGCAAGGTGGTCAAGGAGGAGCGCCCGGCCCTTGTGTATTTGTTTGGCCCCAAGATTGGGCAGTATGCGATGGACAAGTTGGGGATGCCGGGTGCTGGAAAGTCCACGATTGACCTGTGGATGGCTCGGCTGGATTATGCTCTGCGTGGGGATAAGAGTGCTATTCGTGGCTCTCGCCTAAATGACGCGGTTCCGCCGACAATGCGCCGTCGGATGCAGGAAGTGCTGGCGGAGTTTGCTCGCCGACACAATATGCCCGAGTCAAGCGCACAGGCATTGGCGTGGTATGCTATCAAGAACGCCTTCCGTGGAGCGAATGCCACGGAAAAGCGCCTTGCCTATGCAACCCTAGGCAGTGGCACTGCCGAGGCAATTCTTGGCGCTCCGGGCCGTGAGTTTGTGGACCCGATTGCTCAGGGTTTGATGCGTGGTCAGTCGTATGAGCAGGCCGCTCAGGGCTGGGATGACCGCACCCTTCGCGAGTTTGCCCGGCGCACTGGGCGGGCTGGCGAAGTTGCTCCGACTTATGGCCCGTTTGCTGGCAAGGCGTTTGACATCGGCGGCGTGATTGGTGAGGGCCTGCGGACTCCTGCTGGACGCCGCGTGATGGGGCAGGCTGGTGTGGGGGCGCTGGGTTATGGCCTGTCGCAGTCTGAGGACGAGCGCCTCAAGGCGACTGGCGAGTTGACGATG